ACGAACAACTACGCTGTTTACGGTTACGCCGCAATCACCGGTCCGTTCGAGTCTGCAATCGTCAAGCTCGACTTCACCGTTTAGGACTAAAACAAAATGGCCGTTACACTTACGCAGTTCAAGGATTACGTTGGCACCAAAGACGCTACCGACTTCCCTCAACTATGTCTAACTAGCGGTCACCAGCTCGTCACGAATAAGGTGGCAGGTGCTTCGGTGCCTGCCGCCGTTCATGACCAGGCGGTGCTAATGGTTGCATCTGAGTTGTTTCATCGACGCAGTGCACCTAACGGCATCACCCAGTTCGCCGACGTTACCGGGCAGGCTGTAAGACTTGGCAAAGACCCAATGGCACCCGCCTACGCTTTGCTAATGCCTTACATCGGGTTTGCAGTATGACCGTCTCGGAGATCACCGCAGCAAAAGCAGAGTTCGCTCTCGCTCTGGCAGACGCAGGTTTGGATGTAGTTGACTACATTCCAGGCCGTGTCGTGCCTCCAGTTGTGATTATCTCCAGTGGTTCGCCATACATTACCCCCGAAACCGTTGGCAACGAATACGAGTTGAACCTAGACCTAAAGTGTGTCGCTATGACGGCTGATAACCAGATGGCAACAAACGCTCTTGACTTGCTCGTCGAGCAGGTTATCAACGCACTATCAGACTTGCACTACATACAGATGAAGCAGGTGAACCAGCCGTATGCCCTTGAGGCGAATGGTGCCGTTTACTTGGCTGCAGATGTTGGCGTGATGGTCTCAATCACTCTCTAAGGAGTAATCATGGCAGCGAGCACTCGCATCAAGGCAACTAACATTGTCTTTAAAATCGGCACAACCGATTACAGCTGTGACGCAGACTCAGTAGAACTAACCACCGGCGACGCTCCAGGCGATGTCCGAACCTTTTGCGAGGTTCAGACTGGTCAGGAATGGAAGTTGTCCCTTTCGGGCGTAACTTCTGGCGACACCGCGTCACTCTACCGTTTGCTTTACGCAAACTACGGCACCGAAGTAGCATTTACTGTTGCTCCGGGCGGTAACGCATCACCAAGCACCTCGGCACCTCACTACGTTGGTACGGTCATCTTTGACCAGCTACCACCACTTTCGCTAACTTCTGGCGAAATCGTGAAGTTCACCGTCGAACTAACCGTCAAAAACACCGGCACCGACACCGCGGCTACCCCGCCAAAATACTTCGGTCTACAGGTCAAGACGGCCTAACATGGCTGGAGTCGCTAGCGGCTCTATCAAAGTCGAGGGTCTGCAGCAAACTATCAAGCAGCTGCAGGCCCTTGGCACTGATAGGAGCGAAATACAGAACGCCAACTTTGAGGCGGCTCAAACTCTTATCAACCAGGCACGCCCACTTGTCCCTGTCCGTACTGGTCGACTACGAAGCTCACTTCGCGCAGCACGCGCCACTAACTACGCCACCGCTCGCGCAGGTCTAAACTCAGTTCCCTACGCCAACCCAATCCACTGGGGCTGGTTCCGCGACAAGAAAACAGGCGTCAACCGCAACGTTTTGCCACAACCATTCTTTTCAAAAGCCCTCGGTTATACCAAACAAGAGATTATCGACAACTACAATCGAAACATGCAACAACTTCTAAACAAGCATGGACTAGGAAAGTAGACACATGAGCAGCATTGACTGGGATAGCCTCACACTCGACGAAGTAGAAACCATTGAAACATTCAGCGGTCACTCAATCGACAAGATCATGGATGAGGGCACACCTCGAGGCAGAACTTTCAAAGTCATCCTTTGGGTGATGAAAAAGCGCACCGACCCGAACTACACTCTGGAACAAGCTGGAGCACTAACCCTTGCGGATGCTACCGAACTGTTTTCAGGGGAGACACCAGACCCAAAATAAGAAAGGAGCAGGCTGAGAGAATGGCCTCGTTTTGTTTGGCAACAGGTTTGACGCCGAACGAATACCGGGCACTGACGGTTGTAGAAATGCGATCGTTTATCAAAGCCGTAGAAGCCAATGGCCGCAACACTTAATTTTCGTTTCTTAGCAAACGATAAAGGCCTACAAGATGGCATCAAACGCTCCAAGAAACAACTTTCAGGGTTAGAGCGCACCACTAAGACGGTCGCTACGGGCATGAAACGCGCGCTGAGCGGTGTTGGGCTTGCTATCGGTATCTCGGCCGTAACTAGTGCGCTTGCGTCTGCTGGTCGGGCTGCAGCGGCTGATGCTAAGTCTCAGCGTTTGCTTGCGTTGCAGATGAAAACTACAACTAAAGCCACGGACAAGCAGATAGCCACTAACGAAAAGTTCATTGGCAAACTTTCTGAGCAGGTTGGCATCATGGACGACGAGTTGCGTCCAGCGTTTGCAAAACTTTTGCGTGGCACTGGCAAAGTCGACAAGGCTCAAAAACTGCTCAAGATAGCCCTCGATGGTGCAGCTGCATCAGGGAAACCGCTTTCAACTGTTAGCGATGCTCTAACTAAGGCTTTCAACGGTAACTTCACGACTCTTTACAAACTTGCTCCGCAACTAAAAAAGACTAAGGGTGGCATCGACGAGTATGCCAAGTCGGTAAAAGGTGCAGCAAAAACATCTGCAGATCCATACAGCAAACTTTCAGTGGTGCTCGACAACCTAAACGAACAAGTTGGTACTGCCCTATTGCCAGCATTCCAAGGTCTAGCAAACTTCTTTATCAAGAATGGGCCAGCAATCAGCAAGTTCCTAAAAGACTTGTTCAATCCCAAAACTAAACTGGGTAAGTCATTCGAAAGCCTAGGCAAAGTTATTGAAAAGATTTTTACCGCGCTAGACACGTTCTTTATGCAGTTTGACCCGAACAAGAAATCTGGCGTTCTTGGCTTCCTAACTATCTTGCAAGGTGCACTTGATCTAGTAGCTGCAACCCTTGACGTAATCATCAACTCGCTAAACCTAATCAGCGGTAATAACGCCGCTCAAAAGATACTCAACGGCAAGGACGTAACTAACCCGTTTGCTTCGGCTATTGACCTTGGTATCACTAAGGGTGCCGGTATTGGTGCTGGTGGTTCCAACATGAGCACGCTGGGCTCGAGTAACTACACAATCAACGTGAACAAGTCGAATGTTGCTGCGGGCGACATTGTGCGCGAAATCCAGCGTTACGAACGTCAGACTGGCAAGAAATACATCAGCAAATGACCTATAACATCAAGACCGACATAAAGTTCGAGCTGTTTCTACCAGCGTCGGGCGATTTCGTGCTTGGTATTTCAAAACTTGGTACAGACAAGTTGTCGTCGAGCGCAGGCTCATGGGTGGACATTGCAGCGAACTTGGCAAGCCTAGAAACCGCTGTTGGCCCATCGGTGCAGTCTGGTATTTACACGCAAACTAATCCAGGCATGATTAGCGCCACATTCCAGTCAGACACTTATGACCCAAACTTCAACGCACGCATTCGTGCCGGTGTCGACATTCGTATTCAGGTTTATCAGGCAGGCTCATGGTTTTATTTATTCCGTGGTCGCATCGCCGACTTGAGCGTTGTTTACAACTATGACGGCAGTAACGTCGTAACCCTGATGGCTTACGACTATTTGCAACGGTTTATGAACGAGTCGCTTGAAAACTTCACTTACGCTCAGGGTGCTAACACTGGTGATCTAGTGAACGCTGTAAACACAACCGCCACAGGCAGTTTGGTGCCATTGACTTACGACATTGGACAAGCATTCGCTCAAGCCTATTCAGGTTCCTACACGGTTGGCGACGTCATCAACGACCTAGTACTCGCTGAGCTTGGTTTGTTTTGGTATGAGTCGAGCGATAACAGACTTTACTACCGTGACCGTTTCTTTGTATCTACAGCATTGTCTGGCAGTGCAACCTATTCACTTAGCGACGTGCACACCACAGCAACAAGCCATGTTTGCTACAGCGACCTACGTATTGGCGTTAGCACCGACCAACTGGTCAACAAAGTTATCGCCTCATACAGCGACGGCTCAGGTACCAGGTACTCGGTGAACCGAGACTCATACGATCTCTATGGCCCACAAATCTTAGACTTGACCGTTCCAGTGTCGACGGCTGGTACTACCCTTTACGACTGGTGTGTTGCAGCAGTAAACCGACCAATCCAAAATAGTATTCAGGAAATCATTTTCAAAGGCGTGAACCGTACTGGTGACCTTTACTCGGCAACACGTGTAAAAGTTGGTGACGTTGTGAGCGTGGTCAAAACCATTGGCTCAAATACAATCAACGAGAAGTTTATTGTTGTAAACGTGCGCCATTCAATCAACACCGACGTTTGGCAGACTACATTAGAACTATGGAAAGGCCTATAAATGACCGCTAGAGTGACTTACGTCAACGGTTCGGTGCTCAACGCATCCGACCTAACGAACGGCTTTCTCTACTTGCCGTACGCTATGGAGTCGGGAACCGTGACCGGCACAGGAACCGCAACCATCACTTTCACTTCAGGTCGTTTCAGTGTTGCCCCAATCGTGTTGCTGACCGTTGTTTCAGGTAACAACACTGCTACCAGCGCAACACTTGGCACCGTAACCTCGACCAGCGCACCAGTCAACATTTGGACAGGCACCACAGCTGCAACAACTTCAAAAACTATTCACTGGACGGCCATTCAAATGACCGGTTCAACCGCTGCAGGATAAGGAAAATAATCATGGGTGAAGTAATCTCGGGCTCGTTCCCAACACCAACTGTCGCAACCCCAAAGGGCAAAGAAAAGGCTGCCGAAACTGAGGTTGACGATGAGTGACTTTGACGCATCCAAACTCGAGCTTGAACTATGGTCTGGTACCACGTTTGACGCAACCCTTGAAGTTTGGGACACCGACGACGATGGTGTAATGACTACGCTCACCGACTTGACTGGTTGGACTGCATCTTGGAGCATTCGTGAATGCACCGAAACTACCGCTGTTATTACTACTACACCAGTTATCGACACCGCGCTATCAACGATTACCCTGGCATTGACCGCAACCCAGTCGGCTAACCTTTTGCCAACCGATTACGAGCACAAACTCAAGATCACTAAGGGTTCAGAGGTTCGTGCGCTTGTTTGGGGCCCTGTAAAGGTGCGCGCTTAGAAATGTTTGTTCGTGTTGTTGCTCCTAAAACCGAGGTCATCAAGGTTGTTTACCCGCAGGGTATTACTTCGAAACTGTTTGTGAACCGTGGTGCTACTGGTGCTACTGGCCCACAGGGCCCTATCGGTAATACTGGTGCTACTGGCGCACAAGGCCCTATTGGCCCACAAGGCCCACAGGGAACAACTGGCGCTACGGGTGCTACTGGCGCGACTGGTGCCACTGGTGCCTCGTACACACCGGGCGACCCAATCTATGCGCTAGTCCGCAACACCACAGGCGCAACGCTGCCTAAAGGCACCATTGTTTACACTTCGGGCGCGAACGGCAACCACGTTGAGGTTAGCCCTGCATTAGCTACTGGTGATGCTACTTCGGCTCGGACACTTGGTTGGTTGTCTACGGATCTAGCACATAACGCTGATGGTTATGCCATGGTCGAGGGTTACTTGGAGGGTTTGAACACGCAGGGACTAACGGCTGGTTCGCAGTTGTATCTTTCGGGGACTACGGCTGGTGGGTTTACTGCTACGAAACCGTCTGCTCCGACGCATCTTGTTTATGTTGGTGTTGTTGCTAAGGTTTCGGCTGGTGACGGACACGTATATTGCAAGGTCCAAAACGGCTACGAGCTTGACGAACTTCACGACACTTTGATTACGTCGAAAACTAATGGTGACTTGTTGCAGTTTGAGTCGTCGACTGGGTTGTGGAAAAACAAAGCGCAGTCAACTTTGACGGTTGCCCCATCGCAGGTTACAGGCACAGCGGTTATTACCAGTGATAGCCGTTTGTCGGATGCTCGCACACCAACCACCCACGCATCATCGCACGCTTCGGGTGGGTCTGATGCTGTAACTCTTGCCCAGTCGCAGGTAACAAACCTAACAACAGACTTGGGTGCTAAAGCCAACCTTGCTGGTGGTAACTCATTCACAGGCGCAAACATCATCACAGGTACAGCAACCACAATGGTTCCGTTGTCTATCAAAAACGTTGCAGGCCCAACAGCAAACTTGCAGGAATGGGCAACTACTAGTTCACCTTTGGCTGCTATTACTGGCTCTGGTGGTTTGACTGCTTATGGGGCTAACTTGTTCCAGTCGTTTGTGACTACCCGCATTCCGTTGACGATCAAGGGTGCAGCGTCTCAGTCGGCGGATCTCACCCAATGGCAGAACAGTGCCGGTGGTGTCGTCGCATCCATAAACTCAAGCGGCCAAATCCTAAGCGGATTATTCAAAACCACATCATCCTATGTAGCCATCGACGAAGTAAACTCTGGCGGACGCATACGACTTTACAAAGCAACAGGAACGGCTGCACCTGGAGCAGGTTTCGGTGCGATCTATTTTAGAGATGGAACGGTTCCAGGAACTGTAAAACTTGTTGTTCGTGCTGGAGCAACAGGCAGCGAAACCACTGTTCTCGATAACATCACAACCTAAGGAAAACAATGAGCGACTTCAACATCCCAGCAGACCTAAAGAGCCAAATCCTCACCGAACGCATCAACGCGCTCAACGCTGAAGGCTACCAACACGAACTGAACCTCAAGCAGTTCGAACGCATCGGAGCCGAGACCGAGGCTCAACAGTCACGCGATGCTATCGACACCATCAAAGCAGCACTCGCAGTATGCGCTGAGGAACTAGAAGCATGAGCCTAGACACCACCGAAGCCCGCTGGTTGCAAAGCATCGACAAGAAGCTCAGCGTCATCGAAACCAAACTTGAAGTATTCGCCGACCACGAAACACGCATCCGCGAACTCGAAAAAAAGTCATACCAAACCGCCGTCATCATCAGCATCATCACCGCAGTCATAACCGCAGTAGTAACAGCATTCTTCACGAAAGGCATGTAATGTCCCAATACATCGAACCATTCCCAGCATCAACCCGTGGCGACGAGTTCGGCAACCTGTCCCCATACCGTGAAGGACGCCCACACCGCGGACAAGACTGGGCACCAAAAGCAGGCAGCGTCATCCCAGCGATCACCAACGGTGCAGTAAAGTTCAACGAATGGTCAGACGGCCTCGGCTGGTACATCATCCAATCAACCGCCGACGACCTGTTCGTCCTATACGCACACCTTGAGGAACAACCAAAACTATCCATCGGCCACTACCTGCACGCAGGCGACCCAGTAGGCAAAGTGGGCAACACCGGCAAGTTCTCAACAGGCGCACACCTACACCTCAGCATCGCCAAATCCAAAAACGTGCACCTATGCACCTACGACAAGTTGGTCGACCCACTAAAGCACATCGCAGCCAACCCTGCACCAAAACCAGCAGCTGCAAAACCAGCACCAGCCAAGAAAGCACCGGCCAAAAAGTGAACCGTTTCAAAGCCATCGCAAAACTCGTCGGTTGGTTCCTATGGTTTACCGCCGCACTACTCCTGGTAACCGCATCAGCAGGACTCGCCATGGGCGCAGCAACAGGCAACGCACTCACAGGCGTCATCGTAATGTTCGGCGGTGCTATGCTTTTGGTGTTCGGTGAAATCGGTCGCACGATGATCACTAGAATGTCTGTACTGGTCTCCGACTTGCAACGTGCTTTCAAAAAAGCATCTGACCACATCGACGAGCAGGCAGAACAAAAAAACAAGTAGCATCTAACAGTCACGGAAAGGACTAATCATGGCATTCGCCAAAGACTATAAAGACGTCGCAACCCGCCTAGCAGAAATCCGCGCCATCTACCCTGAACTATCGTTGCAACAGGTTCGTTGTGAACTTATCGACCAAGGCGGCCAACTTGGTTGGTTGTATGTTGCAGCTGCATTCCGAACCCCTGACGATCTACGACCGGGCATGGGCACCGCTTTCGAACCAGTGCCAGGCAAAACGCCATACACCAAGGACAGCGAACTTATGGTGGCAGAAACCTCAGCCTGGGGAAGAGCCCTCGTGGCCATAGGTGCAGATACGAAAAACGGTGTCGCTAGTGCCGACGAAGTAAAAGCCCGTAGCAAGCCACAGGAGCCCGCTACAGTCGATTTCGTCAAGGATGCCGAGTATCACGCCACGCCAAAAAAAAAAAAGGGGGGAAGAGGGGG